ATAACTGGCTCGGCGGTTATGGTGGCTATAACTATGGCAATTACGATGACACAAGTAGCGACTATTGTTGGTGTTGTGGCAAATTGACAAACAGAAGACCAGATGCCGAAGGTCGTGTGTTTTGTAGTGATGAGTGCAAAGAAGACTATAAGAAATGGGTAAGGGAGAAATAGGATGGACACAGTCAATAGAACTATCGAGTTTAGTGCGATGCACCGTCGTGGTATGAAATGGTTTTACCACGACCTAGAACTCGAATTGCATACCAATATGCGACACGAGATGTATGCAAAAGTCAATGGACGCAGATTCTATGTCGTGAGTGGTGGCAAAAGGATGAAAGATTACACATATAAAAACAAAAAGGATTAACTATGGTAAATCAAGACTTACAAAGCAAATTGATGGACAAGGTTAGACACACACTTGATAAAATTGTGGATGCAGGATTCGAGACACGCGATGTGTTTGACGAGTTTTGCGAACGCATAGACGATTGGTGTCGCGGATTAGGTTATAGCGCATACATACGAGTGTTTTGGTATGATGAAACTGACCTAGACCAAAGTTTAGATGAGGTTATGGATATTACTGACCGATTCAATATCGAGGCATACTGTAATCAACCAAGTTGTGAATACGATGCGTGTTTTACGGTTATGTTATACAAAGAAATAAGAGACGAATACTAAAAGGACGAACTATGAAAGTATATAAACTGTATTATTTTTGCGATGATTCCGCAGAAACAAACCGATATGTTTTTGAACAGATTGAATTACTGACCGAAAATGGATTACGGAAAAGATTACGGCAGGCAATCATAGACGAACAGTTAGGGGAAGATACCTGCGACAGATTCAATTTGAGACCAGATATGGATTTAAGTTGGTATTCAACCAAAGACATTATCGACATATTCCGTAGCGATGGTTACGAAATACAAGAATCCACTTTGGAGGATTAACTTATGAAAAACAAAGAAAGAATAGGCGACAGGATTTCCGTTGGATACTTAAACGAATTGTATGGAACAAAAAAGTTTTTTCTTACGGATTTTTTTGACGGACACTACAAGTGCGTAGCGATTAACAAAAGAGACTGTTGCAAGAGATTGGAAGGAATACTGTGTAGGAACTACTCGGTATGGGAAAGAGATGAAACCTTGTATATATTAAACAAAAAGGACAAAAAATGAACGATGAAAATTTTAATACATATATGGACAAACAGATTTATGACCAAACAGGTTATAAAACCTTTACAACCTTTGCTATGGATTTTGAGATTGCTGATAACTTTGGCGAAAAAGCAATACGAGATACATACAAAGCAAGTTTGGATTGGTTGAGCGATTACAAATATTGGACAGAGTTAGTTATGATACTGAACTGGAATATTTGGAAACACTGCAACGATGCATACGGACCGGTTTATGACGAACTGTGGCGAGACGCAGAACAAAAATTCTATGACGCATACGCAGACAATACACAGGATGAACCTGATGTTAAAGAACAGAAAGCGGAAGCCCGTAGATACTACTACCAAACATTAGACTAAAAGGATTAACAAATGAAATGGATGATAAAAGCATATCTAGATGGGATTCAGTATGGTTATTACGGTGGCTATACCGAATCAACAAGCATACACAAATGGGCAATCGAACGAAAAGATGGGCTTGTTTATACCGATAGGACAGACTTAAACCTCGATTTAGCAAGACTGCGACCCGACTATACTGCGTTGAGTTTTAAGATTGTTAAGTTAAAACCAAAACGAAAAACGGTGTATTTGGTAAAGCAAACACAGGAAATCGATTACTTTAATGATAAAACGATTTATGTGTGTAGCACAAAAGAACGAGCAATCGAATACTGCCAAAAGTTAAATAAAGAATACGGTTGTGGTTGTCAATTCGATGACGACTGGAACTTTATAATGGTCGATGATATCGACAACTGCCATTACTACAACTGGGAAGGAATTGAGGTCGATGAAGAACTGATATTACCATAAGGATTTAATATGGATGAATATACACAGAAATACGTGATGGTTGATGCAGACACTCACGAAATATGGGTAAATAATTACGGCGGCGATTTACCGCCGATGACAAAGCACGAAATAATACATTATTTCTACAACAAAACGTGGGAAGAAATACAAAAAGATTACGGAATAGTATTTTACCCAGTGGATGAAAAACACAGATGTCCGCATTGTAGTGCGCCACTATGCGAAAGCGAAACAGATGGCTACAAATGGCAATGTTTTTACTGCGATGAAGACTTTTGTGATTTCGAAGTAATAAAGGATGAAAAATGACGAATGAACTATACAATTATATTTACGATGCTATGTGCTGGATGTTAGAGTATATGGATGATATCAGCGATAAGATTAACCCATATGTTGAAGACAAAGGCATAGCACAATACGACAAACTAGACAAAGCGGCAGGTAGATTCCAGAAATGGTATGAAGAGAACTGCGATTATCAAAGTAAAGTTTATATCATTATGTGGAGCGGAAGAGATTCAGACAGCGAGGTTTGGGATGATTACCCTTGTTTTGACTATGGCTTTTATACGGATTTTGATTCAGCACACAAGAAAGTGATTGAATTAAATGAACAACACCCAGGGGAATACGATTCTGATGCAGACGCAACTGAAACTTACTGGGTTAAAACACTTAACAAAAAGGATTAAAAATGAAACATACAGAAAATGTTGGATTTAATATACAAAACATATTAGAAGACACACCGCAATCGTGGATTGGAAGAAATAAAGCGGAATTTGCAACAATGTTTATGTTTGGTTTTGATTATCAAAACAAACTCTATGCTGTATATTCGGCTTTTGATTGTGCAAGCGACACGATGGCACTTATAGTATGCGATTACGATACAGATACAATATTGAAAACAATAGGAGAATAAAATGAAAACAATAACAGTAAAAGACTTGAAGAAAACTTTACGCGGATTGCCTGACGATGCTATTGTGTGTTGTCAAAGCGACAGCGAAGGAAACGAAACATCAACCTGTTTAGGTATATTCGTTGAAGAAGTTGGTAAGCCGATGTCGTACAAATACCCAGATGGAACTGTGTTTAATTATACACAGGGCGACAATATTATAGGAATCGATTTGACAACCGACAAAGGTAAAATCGTTGTTATTTTACAACCAAGTTTATAATTATTTACAACCAAAAGGATTTAAAAAATGAATAACCAAGTATTCTTACCATATACATTTGCAGAGATTTACAACAATACTCCGTCTTATATGCGGGGTGTTGATGTCTGCGAATACAATTCAGTGCTGATTGCCAATATTGAATATGCCGGACAAGCCGCACATATAGCCTGCGTGTTTGATTGCCAGACAGATGTGCATACCTTGGTTCTGTGCGATATTACTGGCACTATATTATAAAAACTTTCTAACAATTTTTTACTTGACAATAGATAGTTTTTAGATAATAATAATGGCAAATCCTAATAAATAAAGGAAAATTCTATGTATTGTAATATTATATCTGCAACAGAAAACTGGACTCTGTGGGGGATTAAGTCTAGGAAAAATTGGACTGAATCACTTGCAGACGGTATAGACGGCTTGTTTGATATTGCGGCTACTAATGATATTGTCTTGATGGACTGCCTAGATAAATTCGGTTATTTGAAAATAACAGGTTTTGATGCCCAAAACCGTAAGGTGTTGTTTGAAACTACCGATGTGCAGGACTGGGACTTAAAGAATATTGCAGAGAAATCTGTAAAAACAGATTTGTTCTAACCGGAACAAATAAACACAAAACAAAAAGGAAAAATAAAATGAAAAAAATAAAAATCAAATGTAATGATTTGGATGGTGCTTTGAAAAAAATTAAAAAAGTTATCAAGGCTGACCAAGAAAAAGAAATTACCCAAGAAATCAAAGATGAACTTAACGAGTTGGTATCGCGAGATGACTATAAATGCTTGCGTAAATCAACACGTGGAATGTTAAAAGATTTCAAAGCAATGCCATACAGTGACCAAGTAGATGAGTTTATGGATTTACACTTGTTGGCACAGGCATTCAAAGAATTAGCAGAAACAGCAAGAAATGAAACAAATGATTCTTTGGAAGATGCTATGGACGCATTGGCAGATGCAATTATGGGTAACAAAGTTAATTCAAAGATGGAAAATAAAGTAAATAGTTTTATAAATGACCCATTACGCAAAAAACTTATTAAATGCGTAAAGATTGCTATTGCTGTAAAACAACATCAACAAACACGTAAAAATAAGGATTAATTATGGCAGAAACTTACATAAAATATAAACACATTGACTATACATTAGCCCCTTCTGGATTGTATGTTGGTTGGACTTACTACGACAACGGTATTTATTACGCATCACACAGAACCATAGATAAATGCGTGGATGGCGTAAAACACCAGTTGTATTTGCAAAAGAAAGTTAGCACTCGCGGCTATACTGTGGCAACATCACCAACACCACGAGAACAAGCGCCAATAGATAAGATGAAACAGGCTTTCTTAACTCGTGCGTATTGGGGTGCCAAAACAACAGGAAAATTGACCCCAGAGCAAGCGGATTTGCATAAAAAGGTAGTCGCTAGGGAAAAAGCAGAAACCCCTGCCACAGTGGAAAATAATGCCCCTAGTTACGATTATTATGACTACCGCTTGGTTGATAACAAGGTTGTTATTATTGGGTGCAAGAAAATCGCAGAATACGATTTGGAAAAACCTGCGGTATTACCCGATACAGATAAACCAGTAGAAAGAGCAACATTACACTTACCATTAGGAGATTAAGATGTTTGGATTGCATAAATGGACTTGGGAAGAAGATGTAATAGTCTGTACGTATGCGGTAGAACGCAAAACCGATATGAAAAACGTACATAGATTAGCAATATATTTCAACCTAAGTGAAAGCAAAATTCAGTACAGATTGAGCGATTTTACAAATATGCACAAAGGCGTACCTAACCGGCATTATTCGAAACAGGAGCGCAGAGTGTACAGATTTGTAACTCGCAACAATATGGTTATGGTTCACGCAATAAGGAAAGGATTATAAGATGAAAAGATTATTGGAAATACAGCAAAAATTAAAAGCCCCAAAGAACGCAGATAACAAATTCGGTGGTTATAAATACCGTAATGCAGAACAGATTTTGCAGGCAGTAAAACCAATGTTGGAAGAAAAAGGATTGGTCTTGGTTATGACTGACCGACCAGAAGAGATTGGTAACCGTGTTTATGTACATTCGGTTGTGGCTTTGAAAGATGCTGAAACAGGTAGCACTATTGAAACCGTGGGCGCATACGCACGCGAGGATGAGAACCTGAAAGGTATGACCCAAGCACAGATTACTGGCGCCTGTTCGTCATACGCCAGAAAATATGCTTTAAACGGTTTGTTTGCGATTGATAACACAGACGACCCCGACGCTTTGAATGACGGAGACATCACTATGATGACCCCTGCACAAGAAAAGTTGTTGAACGACTTGAAAATCGATTGGGAAAGTGCATTGAAATGGTTGGAGTTGGAAAGCAAAGACCAAATTACCGAAATGCAAGCCGATGTGTTAATCAAAAACAAACTAAAAAAGGAAAAGAAAAATGCCTAATTATCACTGGAAAGTACAGCAGGGTACCCCCGAATGGGATGCCCTGCGATTGGGAAAATTCACAGCCAGTTCATTTCATACGTTTTTAGGTAAATCACAAACCAAGACAGATATGCTTTGGGAGATTGTCGCAGAGCGTCTGTTTAAGGATTCTGACAAAGAAAATTATTCCTCGTTTGCTATGGAACGCGGAAAGATTCTTGAATCCGAGGCACGTAGATTGTACCAAGCAGAAACAGAAACACTGGTCAAAGAGTGTGGATTTGTTGATATGGACCCGCCTTATGACCACTTTGTTGGTTGTAGCCCCGACGGATTGGTTGGCAACGACGGTGGTATCGAAATCAAATCGCCATTAGCCAAGAACTTTTTACAATGGACAGAACCAGCAGATGGCGGACGTGAGGTTACCTACATAAAACCCGAATACTACACCCAGGTGCAGTTTAACCTATTGGTTACAGGCAGAAAATGGTGGGATTTTATGTACTATCACCCCCGTGGCGGACTAGCGATTAAACGGTACTTCCCAGACGAAGAACACCAGAAAAAAATAATTGATTCCTTGAATGAGTGCATACGATTTGTTATGCTACAAACAGGAGAGGATAAACTACTCGAACAAAAGGATGAAAAATGTCTTATGATAACACAAACAGCGGAGTCTTGTTCAAAAAAGAAGACCGCTCGAACCCAAAAAGCCCCGAATACGAAGGCAGAATAAACATTGACGGTAAGGATTACCGTATCGCCGCTTGGATAAAAGAATCCAGCAAGAACGGTAAAAAATTCTTTTCGATTTCTGTGTCCGACCCAAAGGGCAAGGTTATCCCTGAAGGAAAAGAACCAGACTATCCAAAACCCGAATTGCCAAAGGTTGATGTAAGCAGTATTCCGGACGAAATTCCATTCTGATTAAGTGCCTGATTATAGGCACTTTTTGTTAGATTGGATTATAGAAAAATATATGCTTTTTTCTATAAAAAATGTCGTAAATTGACACAAAAAAAGGAAAGGAAATGAGAGCAAAAAGAATAGCGAAGACGGAAGAAGATAAATGGTTCGACAAATGTGATGCGTTATACCCTAAACTATCGTATGGTAGATGCTGCAGAGTATGTGAAAGCCTGTGGAGACAGGTTCCGGCCGAATGTATCCATCATTATATTCGTCGTGGGACGCTTATTACAAGATTTTATTTACCAAATCTGATACCATTATGCACAAAGCACCACCAAATGATTCACGAAGGGAAATTATCAGAGCCTTTGTCAGAGGAACTTAAAGACCATTTAACTAAGATGGGTAACAAAAACCTAAAGGGTTACTGCATAGCAAAAGGGATTACAAAGGCAGAATATTTTGAACAGTGCTATAAGATAATGAAGGAGAATTTATTGTGACTATTGCTAAAAAACTTATTTTATGACTTGACAACTATGCTCGGTTAGTTTATACTAGTCGTGTTTAGTAATTAACTTAAACACGAGATGATGATTGCGGCATCGACAGTGAGTTTGGGGAAACCCGTTTAAGCCTAGGAATACCGCAATTATTCCTAGGTTTTTATTTTAACCAAAGGATTGGGGATGAACAAAATTATACGAAAAAATATACCGTTTACACAGGTTCCAAATGTAATTTTGTGCGACAATAAGATTTCCCTTAAAGCAAAAGGTTTATATGTATACCTGTTTAGCAAACCTGCGGATTGGGTATTCTTTAGGGAAATTATTGAAAAAGAAACTAAAGAATCTTATGACGCTTTTAGGGCAGGAATCAACGAATTGGTTGCGGCAGGGTACATAAAAAAACACCAACAAAATCAAAAAGGAAAATTTAGTGGTACTATTTTTGAATTTGTGCCGTTGTGGGAAAATCCGATAACGGAAAATCCGTTAACGGAAAATCGGCCAACTACTAATACTGATTATATTTCATCTTCTTACGAAGATAAAATAAATAATATATATATAAATAATACCCCCTATAGTCCCCCAAGGGACGAGTCGATTGTTGGGACTTCGTCCGGAGATTTATGTGCGACCTTGAACCCACAAGAAAGGTTACAGACCGAACCAAACAATAAAAACCTTTCTTTAGGTTCAGCGAACACCAGTGAGCATAAGGCAAGTGATGGGGCATTGACGAATTTAGAATTTGTCGATAGCAAGTTTGAAGAGATGTGGGCTTGTTATAAACCATACGTGACTTATGATGGACACTCAGTGAATAAGGGTGCCAAAAAGACAGCAAAGGAAAAATTTGTAAAAGCGGTTACCAAAGGTGCAGACCCAGACCAGATTATCTTGGGAACCAAAAATTACATAGCAGATTGCCACGTGCATAAATGCTTAACCAAAAACGTGGTTACTTTTCTTAACCAAGAACAGTGGCGCGATTATTTGGACGAACAACCCAAACCACAATCAAAAACAAAACAAAGAATATTTTAACCATAGGTTCGTAAAATGAAATATTGCACAACAGAACAATTTGTAGGTTTAATTGAAAACTTGTATTTTCTTGATGAAGCAGAAAAAAACAGAGCATTGGATGCCAAAAAAGAAATAGATTCCAGGTTGGATGGTTATACCTATGACGAAATTAAAACCGTAATTGAAGACCACTGCATAAAAACAGACGGTAGGTTCCCACCTAAACTTGGTTATGTGATTCTTATGGCAGAGCGCAATAGACCGTTCAGAAACCCACTGCCTTTGGATTCGTCTATGTATACACAAATGGATTCACTGAACAAGTTTGTCGAAAAACTAACCCCATATTATCAGGCTTGGGCGAAAGAAAATAAAAAGGTCGTTGATAAATTAAAATACCTCCGGAATAAATATTATGGTCCTAAGACTGCCAGTGAGTTATCTGAATACAACGCAGAACGCGTTAAAACGGTCCGAGAATTAGCGGAACAGGTTTGGGAGTACAGAGATAGCCCCTTTATTAAAAACTCGCCTGTAGACCCAATTTTATGGCTAATACACAGGGGTCTAGTTTTTCTGCCTAGTGACAGTGTGTTCTTGGAATTAGGTAAGGCTATTGGCGATATGGCTGCAAATGGTTAATAAAGGCTAATAAAACACTTGCAAAGTTAAAAAAGTGTGTTATGTTGTTGGAAGAAAGGAGCGAGTTATGCCGCAATATTACATTATTCACGACTTTGACCAGGGCTTAAAAGAGAGATTTGGTTCAAAGAATGTGCCGGAGTCGGAACTGAAAATGTGGAATGAGCGCGGATTTGGGATTCATTTCACACCGAACGACTTTGAAGGCAATCGGTGTGCGGCGAATCTAAAGCACATAAACTTTTGGATTGCCGACATAGACGAAGGAACCAAAGAACAGCAGATGTCAAAGATTCGCAGGTTGCCAATATTCCCGTCACGGATTGTGGAAACCAAGCGCGGTTATCACTGTTATTGGCTAGCCAAAGATGCGACTGCGGAAAACTATCGCAAGATTGAAGAAGGAATAATTAAATTACTTGGAGCCGACCCACAATGCAAAGACGTGTGTCACACTTTACGGGCTCCAGGTTTTTTTCATTTGAAAGACCCTAAAGACCCATTCTATGTCCATACTGTGTTTGATAATTGTTATATTGGGTGGACGGAAAAGCAGATGCTGATGGCCTTCGTGCGGCCCGAAAGGAACAAGCCAAGAACATTCGGACCGCCACCGTCGGCAGATGTTAAAGAATTATGTGACCCGGCCAACTGGGAAAGATTTTACCACATAAGTAAAATTGGTCCCGGAAACAGAAATGCTGAGTTGGCTCGAATAACAATGTGGTTACGAGATGCAGGGTGTGACCTGTATAATGCAGAGAACACTATTGAAGGAATCAACCAGTATTTAGACGACCCTTTACCACAAAGGGAAATCAATACAATGCTGAAATATCATTTTGGAAAGAAAGGAGCATAAAATGTCGTTTATGGACACGTATTGGGAAAAGAATAGAATTGTAGGTCATTATGGGATTCCGTATCTTGATGATGAGTTTTTGGGGATTGCGTGTTCGGATTTGGTTGTGATTGGTTCACGTTCCGGTGCAGGTAAGTCGACACTGGGTAGGATTATTTATGAAGCCAATGATAAATTGACCACCGCATTGTTTTCACTGGAAAATTTTGACGGAGATGTCAAGGCTGAGTTTATTCGAAAGGAATACAACAAAGTTATGAAAACCGATTACACAACAAGACAATGGCAAACGGGCGAAGTTCAGCCGATTAGGTCTGTGATTAGCCAGTTGGAAGAGATTGCGGACAGGGACATAGTTCAGTCGAACCTATTTGGTCGTAGAACACCAGATGGTTCGCCCTGGACAGTCGAGACACTGAGACAAGAGATGATGCGTTGTGTCACATCTGAAGCAGTGAACCTGATAATATTGGACCACTTGGATTACTTGGACAGAGACAACCCAAATGAAAGCGATATATCGCACATAACAGAGTTAATGAAAATGATTCGTGATGTGCAGGAAGCCGCTCCACAAGGTTGTGGTGTTGTGGCATTGTCGCACTTGCGTAAACCGCTTGGCAAAGTGGACGATGTCGCTGTCCCAAACGAAAACGAATTTATTGGGTCGAGCAATAAAGTCAAGCAGGCAACACAGGTGGTTATGATAGCCCCCGACAACGAGCCCAAAACACCATTTGGTTATGGCACTTGGTTCTGTATTCGTAAAAATAGGTCTGGCGGTATAAAAAATCAGGCCGCGAAATTGTATTTTGACCCAGTGACCTCGACTTATGCACCAAATTATAAACTATATACAATTAACTATTCTGGAACCAAAGTCGAGCCGTTAAATGAGTTTGAACCCGTAAAAAATATGGACGAATAATTTATTTTTCGCTTGACATTTGGGTAATAATGGTTAATAATAGCAAACGTGTAAAAGGAAGTACAATTTGCCGTTTGCACTTGATACGAAGACATTGTTTTTGTTTTCTACATCAAAGGTCTAATTATAGACACGCCTGTCCACGGGTTAAAGTGGTTGAGATTTGGGAGTCTCCTCTCCCTCCGGTTGTTTCCTTAGCAACCACGAATGGTGTTATGCAGAATCTCGTAAAACAAAGTGTGTAAAATAACACCATAAGGATGAACAAGTTCAGTTCATTTGAGTCTCCTCCGCAGGGTCTTGTCTAGTATCCCCCTGCGGTTCTATGGTCGGGGCAGGAATCCTTCCTCAAAACTCATTCTCCGCCCGACCCCAAGTTTTTGGTTGGCGCACTGTCATTATTAAAACCTTACTTTTTTGTCAGCGTCAACCGCCAAGATTGCTTAGGGGCTGTTGAACCTTCATTTCCAAAACCCTAGGCAAAGAGGCGTGGCACCCCTCATAAATTCTCTCTCCTGCCACGCTTCGCTTTTTTATGGGCGCTGATTATCCTGTCGTTCTTCATAGGCGCCCTACAGTTAACCACCCCGAAAGGGAGAACCAAAAGGATTTGAGTATGGTAACAGAATGGAAGAGCATAGATTATATTAAAACACAAGAAGACCTGGACAATTATGTTGAGGCCTACATTGAATCTTTTAAGAACGATTTGAATGTTGCTTTAGGTGCGCTTAAAGAGATTGCGGTACAAGTGCCACAATCTGGACAGGCTCGTTTAATGCGCAAAGCGGCAAGGGATGCTTATGTAAAGATTGTAGGTAAATTAGAAAATGATTAAGTTTTGTTGTGGGATGCGACCTCATCCAAGA